TCAGTTTTTTCGTTCCGCCTCGGTCAGTCCCGTCTCTCTCCGCACCGCCGCCAGCGCTTCCCGGAACAGGTCCTCCGGCCCGGCCTCCGCCAGCAGTTCCGGTGTCGCATCCGACCCGTCCAGATCCAGCCCCGATACGGTCCGCAGTCCCCACGTCAGGAACAGCCGATCGATCTCCGTCTCGAGCAGCGCCGCGTCCATCTTATCGCCCGGCGCCTGGCCGGCCTCCAGGAACTCCATTCGCCGGGCCAGTTCCCGCACGCGGCGCATCAACTCCACGCGGCGCCCGAAGGACATCTTCGCCAGCGTGAAAGTCACCCCGCGCGCGACCCGCGATTCCACCGTCTTCAGGCTTTCGTAGGTCATGGTTATGCGAACGCCACCGCGATTTCGTCGTCCACCGTGCCCTGCGCGCGCGATTGCCGGAATTTCCACTGCAACCGGTTCTGTCCGTCGTCGAACTCCGGCACCTCGGGTATCACGCTCGGCAGGTACACGCCCATGACCTGTCCCTCGGCCACGCCCAACTGAAGCATGACGCTGATGGGCGATTGCTGCCTGGCCGCCTGGTAAAGCTCCTTAGTGGCGTCGTCGTCCTGGCTGAAAAGCTCGAATGCCGCCGTCACCGACCGCTGGCCCGGAGCGATGCTGCGCGGCAGGTTCGATCCGAACTCCTTGGACCGCGTGTCCAGTTGGTTCTTCAGAACGATGGATGCGCTGGTGATGGTTAGAAACTGCGACGGCGAAGTTCCCAGCCACGCCTGGCCCATGTTCCCGGGCACAATCGAATAGTCGAAGGCGCCCAGCGCCGGCTCCGCTGGAAAGCTCTGAAGCTGTCCCACGTTGGCCGAGGAGAAGCTGCTGCTATCGAGCACGTCCTGCGCCAGGCCGCTGAAGTGAAACTCGTGGTAGTCGCCGTTCACCTGGATTTCCATCTGGTCGATGGCCGCCCCGCACAGCAGCCTGTGCACCGCCGTCGCCGGGTCCCAGTAGTCGAAGACGCTGGCGCTCGGCAGCTCCGTCGCGGGCACGTAAGTGACCGCCGCGCCTAGCGCCGCGCCCGTCCCGGGCAGCACGGTAAACGGTGCGTTCAGTTGCACCGTGCTGGCGTCCACGATCGCGGCCACGAACCGGATTTCCCCGGCGCATGAGACCGCCTGCCCCGCGCCCAGCCCGTGTGGCGCGGCGAACCCCAGCCTTCCGCCCGCCGTACTGGATGCCGCGCTCCCACCGGCGAACTGCCGCGGCGCGGCCCCGAGTGCCGCTTGAAACAGCGGGCCATACGCCGGGTTGGCGCCGGTCTTCTGCCAGCTTGTCATGTATGTCTGCAGCTCGAAATTCGTCTGCCGCCGGCCGCCCGGCGCCTGGCCGGGAAACGTCCGGCTGCCCGTCTTGTCCTTCCGCTGGGCCGCCTCGAGTTTCTGTTGGACGGTCAGCTTCAAAGCCGGAATCCGGTTGCCGGATGTGATCGATCCCACCTGGCCGTAACTGCTTTCCAGCGCCGTGTAGAACCGGTTTGCGTTAGAGGAAATGTAAGAGGCCATACTAGCTTTTACTCACTCCAATCTCGAAGGTGACCTTGGCCACCTGAATGAAATTCTTCCCGCCTTGCTTGACGGCTCCGAAAGACGCTTCGTATCCGCCCGCGTAAAACATCCCATCGCCCCAATCGCCGCGGTTCGCGGCCAGCACCTGCGTCGCGGCGTCGGTGTAGAGTTGCAAACTGTCCTGGAGCCCCTCCAGCCGGTCCTGTGAATGTCGAACCTCGATGGTCATCTGAGCCGTGCCGGAGAAGGTCCGAAACTTCTCCGTCATTTGGTTCGTCACCTTCTCGCAATACACGTTCACCACCGGGTACTTCACCGTGCTGCTGCGTTCGGCCAGGTCCGCCGCCACATTCTGCGCGCGTACTTGCGCCAGGTCCAGCGGACCGGCCAACGCCTGGTCCGCTTGCGTGAGCGCGGCCAGGCTCGAGTTCACGCCGCCGCCGCCCGTGATGCGTTCGATCACTTTGGCCGTTGTTGCGCTTCCGATCTTGGTCATCAGCCCCTCTGGATCACCCGTGGAACCGGCTTCACGTAACTGGGAGGTTGCCCCGATCCCGGCGCCCGCCCGGCCGCCAGGGGCGCCGGTTGCAGCCACGTTTGCCCGAGGGCCATGGGCGATCCGTTTTGAAGCGCCATCGAATCGGGATCGGCGCCTACATAGACGTTCCACCCCGCCGCGGTTTTTGGCGGATCGCCCACCGGCTGAACCCGCAACGAGCTCCCCGTGGTCCCGATGGTCGCCGGTAGGGCGCTCACCCCTTCTTCGCCCGCCGCGTTGACCCAGGCCACGGTCGCGTAGTAAGTTCCGTCCGGCAGCGGGGCGCCCGGCGCCGCGGCCGCCGCGGCCGTAACCGCCGGCGTTGCCGCCTGCGGCACGGGGACCGACGCTATGCCGATACCGGCCGCAACCAGCGTTTGGTACGCCCACTGCGCCCTCGAGTGGAACTGGTCCCGCTTGCCGGCGTAGCGGTCGTTCAACTGGTTGTTGTATGCGTCGGTGTAAACCAGTTCCAGACTGCGAAAGGCGTGCCATAATTTCAGCGCCGGCGTCACCACCACGCTGCCGATGTTCGGCTGGGGCGCCAGCCAGAACAACTGGTCCACGTAGCTCAGCCTGGTCAATAGCGCGTTCAACTCCAGGGTGAGTTCGTCCTGGGCCAGAGCCAGTTTCTGGGTCACGTCGATTCCCTCGACACTGGTTACGTCGAGAAGCTGCGAATCCTGCGCCGTCAGGTCTTCCATCGAAGAAGCGGGACCGTCTGTGAACAGGGCCATAGTTGTTCGCCTAGTCTTTCGAGGACTTCGAAGCGCCTCTCAGCTTGTTCAGGTCCGTGGTCGACAGCACCGTGAACTGCACCTTGGCCGCCGCCGCCTCCTGATCGGCCACTCGCTTGGCTTCCGCCTGCACCTCCCGGAAGGCCATCGCTTCCTCGGCGGTGGCCAGGCGCGCCGCCCCTTGCACCAGCATTCTGGCGGCGATTCCGGGTGTCACTTCCGTCAGAACCCCCGGCTTGCCGCCGTCCGCCGTCTCATTGCTCACCACGACTGGAAACGCTTCCGTAATCTTCGATTCCATGTCGCGAATTTTCTGGTAATAGAGCCTCAGATCCATCGATTTCTCCTGAATAGGGGCCAGACACCCGCGTCCCAAGGCGCGGGGCGCCCACCTTGGGGCCCTGCGCCGCGCGGACGCTGGTGTCTGTCCCCGAATTTGTGGTCGCCGTCCTACGTGTTGACCTGCACGCCCGAGGTGCCGCGCAGCACGCCACAGCCGTACAGCACATCCACCGTGAACTGCTGCGCCAGTGTGTTCGGCTGGTAGCTCATCACCACCCGCATACCGAAGTTGCCCAACTCCGCATACTCCGCGATGGCGCCGGTTCCGGGCAGCGGCTGCGGCAGCCGCCGGATCACCAGGCCGAGAGCGTCCTTGGTGAACGCCATGTTGTGGGTGGTAACCGTGGTGGTGCCCGTCTTCTGTACGAACTGCGAGCGGAACACGAAGAAGTCCTTGATCTTGCCGACGGTGCCTTCGATGAGCGCGCGCAGGCCCGCTTCGCCCGAATTCTGGAATTCGCTGAAGCGCGGGATTTGCCGCCAGGTCGAATACGTCGCCGCGTCCACTACGATGAACTTCTGCTCTTGCGGCGGAACCCTCGACAGGAACAGCGCCGTCTCAGCCGCGTCGATGACGGCTTCCGTGATCGGTGTCGCGGCCGTTCCCACCGTGGTTTGGAAACCGGCGTACAAGCTCAGTAGGTCGGTCTCGATTCTCTGCGCGATGGCGGCCACCGACGGCTGCATGTAGATCTTCAGCAGGTCGGGCACCGCCAGCACCTTGGTCACGTCCGGAATCTGGAAAGTCGCTTCCACGTGCGTATTGAGCACGATCTGCGCGTTTCCCAGATTGGGATTCTGCGTTTGCACCGAGTTGCCTTCGAGGATGTTGTTCGCCAACATCGTGGGGGGTATCGGTATGTTTACCGTGTCGCCGGCATTTGCCAGCACCGGCTCGTAGTCGCGATTCACCAGGTTCCCCATTACGAGGTTCCCGACCAGCACCGGCAATGCGTCCGCCGCCACCAGCTTGACAATCGCGTTTGCGACGTTAGTTGAGGTAATAGCTGCCATTCGTTCTCCTTGACTTGATTGTTCTTGCCGGCCGGCTGTAATACTGGCCGGGTGTTACTACAGGCCCCGAAGGGTCTGCGACGCCACGCGCACGATTTCCTCTCGTACCCGCTGCATCTCTTCCGCGCTCATGCCCGGGCGGATCTGTTCGATGCTCACCGTCTCTCGGCCCGTGGACGGCGCCTTGAAGGTCGCGGTCATCCCGGTTCCTCCGGCAATGCGAGCCGGCAGGAACTCCGGGTTCTCATTCACGAACGCCGCCAGGTGTTCCTTCAACGGCGTTTCGCCGGCCTCGTTGCGGGCCACCAGCCGCCCGTCCTCGGTCCGCACGATCCCGTCCTGCACCGCCTTGAACGCCAGGTCGATCTTCGCCACGCCCAGCCGCTGCAGTTCGGCCCTTACGGCCGAGCTCCGCTCGGCTTCCGCGGCCATCTGGCGGCTGCGCTTGTTCTCCGCCACCAGCTCGTTCAGCCTGCGCTCCAGTTGCTCCCGGCGCTTGCGCTCTTCCTGCAGTTCCGCCTTGTAAGCCGGCTCATTCTTGGACTGCTCATTGGTCGCGAACTCCTCGATTGCCTGCCGCACGATCGCTTGAACGTCGATGCCTTCCATATGCCTCCTAACTGCACGATTCTGTACTCCAACACTGCCAAACCTTGTGGGGCAGGCTTGCAGCCTGCGGCCGAGTTGTACTCGGCCCTGCTTGTTTGTTCGGGCAAGGTGCTAAGACCCCCCCTCTGCGTACTTCATCCGATCGATCTCTTCCGCCACCTGGTTCTTGACTTCCTGCCGCGCATCGCTCAGGTACTTGAAGGCCAGCTTCTTGAAAACCTGCTTCTTCAACGTCTCCGAGCCGATTCCCAGATCCAGCAGTTTCTTGGCGTCGTCCAGTTCCGTGCCGAGATCGTCGATGTCGAACTCGTCCAGCCCCGAGACGCCGATCGAAACTCCGTCCTGCCGCGCGGCCGCCATGGCCCACAAGACCTGTTTCATGGTGTCTTTCACCAGATCGCCGTACCCGCGCAGCACCTCCTGCGTGGTGTTGAAGTCCAACTGTTTGCTCAACCCCGACTGCCGGCCTCCGCCGCTCGACGATCCGGCCTGGATCATCAGGTAACAGACGCGGTAGATCTCGTCCTTCAACTGGTTCAGGTTGTCGGCCGCGATCTGGTAGACCTTCCCTTCCGGCTCCGTCCATCCGAACCGGTCGTTCGTCCCGAGCTGAATGTAGTAGGACTCGCCCACAATCTGGTTGAACTCCCGGTCCGAATACACCACCGGAGTGGCGAAGAGACCCATGGTCAGCGCCCAGGAAAGCGCGTTGGACTTATTGAAGTGTTCCAGTTGCAGGAGCGCGGCCTTGTTCAGCAGCCACAGCCCATCCGACACCTTCATCTGGAACATGGGCACCCGCCGCAGCGGCGCCAGACCGTGCCGCCCCTGGTCTATCAACTCGATGGGGCTGGTATCGCCCGCCTGGCGGTACATCAGGTAGTTCTCGCGGTCATAGTAGATCCACCGCGTCTCCCGCTCCCATTTCGAATCCTCGATTGTGGATTGTTGCAGGCAGGACGTGCGGATCACCGCCCACTCCAGCCCGCCCGATAGGTCGTAGTTCCAGTTGATGACCTCGTCCGGTCCGTAGTCCACCAGGTAGGCGCGCGACCGTCCCGAGGAGTCCTCTTCCGCGCGCGTCAGCAGGGCGGGGGATCCCTCCGGGCCGGCCCGCGGAAAATCCACCACGATGAAGCTGCTGCCGCACACCATGGTTTCGACGAATCGCTGGCGGAAGAACTCGCTGAGGCTGGTTCCCTTCAAATCGCAATCGTCCGCCAGCGCGGTGTAGAAGCTCTTGGCGGCGCTGTCGGTTCCTTCCAGCAACAGGACCGGCTCGCGCCGCGTCAGAGTCGCCGCATACCAGTCGACGATCGACCCGATGTAGTTCTGGTAGAACACGCGGGTGAGCCGTTCCTGGTACACCTCGTTCGGCTCTTTGTGCCGGCGCACCAGGTATTCCGAGGCGTCCGCGCGCAATCGCTCGCCGCCGGAGTAGAGGTCTTTATACTGCTTCCACATCGCCTTGCGCGCGATGTACTCCGGATGTTCCCGGTTAATGTTCTTCATTAGACAACTCGCCCCCGCCGCTCGCCGACACCCGGGAGCGGCACGCATTCCTGCCAGAGCAGGTACCCCAGCGCATCGGACAGGTGGGTTCTCAGCCGGTCCCGGTCCTTGTCGATCTGGTAGGTGTCGGCCTTAAAAGACACCTGCTCGAAATCCATAATTAGTTCCTTGCACTTGAAGTCCACCAGCAGCCCAATGTCGCCGGCGGCCGACCGCAGCCGGGAGTTGGTCAGATTGATTCGCTCCCGCACGGTCGGATTGCTGCTCGGCACCTTGTACACCACCGGCATGGTGGAGTGCACATCGAAGTAGGCGTGGATCATGTCGTAGTCCGAGGCGCCGGTAGTGTGCTGCTGGTTCCCCGAAGCGTCTCCGTAAACCACCATCCCGGCCGGGCTTTTGGGAAATCGTTCCAGAAATTTCTCGCAGGCCTCGGCCGTGGTGGAGTGCCGGAGCACGATTTCATCCAGCACCCGCGCCTCGCCGCGAACCATTTGCATCACCAGAGAGCTCATCGGATCCACGTTGAAATCCAGCGCCCAAAGCAGCGGTAAAGCAGGATCGAAAGTCAAGTTCGCAAGATTGTCGTTGCGCGTGAAAGAGGCGTATACCAGTGCGGCGTCCAGGTTCAGATACGCGCCCAGTACTTCCTGTCGATAGAAACGCTCGTCGTAGCTGTCCTTGAGCCGGTCGTAGTAGTCCGGGATTTGGTCGAGCAGGTGCCGGTTCTCGTTCGGCGGGGCGAGGATGGCGGCATATCCCTTGACCGGATTCGCGATGAACCTCCGGTACACCCAGTCGTAGCCTTTGGGGGTCCACGCCGCAAAGCCGCACAGGCGCTTAGCCTTGGGGTCGCGCAAACGCCCTTCCAGGCGCAACCACGCTTCTTCCGGGGTATAGGTCAACTCGTCCAGGCCAAACCATGCCAGGTTGGTGCCGCGCAGCCGCTCGAATTCGTCCATCGGCCGGAACAGGATCTTCGATCGTGTGTCGCCCATCACCAGGGTGTTCTCCGCCTTGTTGTGATCGAACGGGATCTTGTTCCCAACCAGAATCTCGAACAGCGCCGCCTGCGTCGCATCGCGCAACATCGGATAGGTCGGCGCGCCCAGCAGTCCCAGGCGCCCCTGGTTCAGATAGCAGAGGCGGATGGCCTCGTGGCAGACCGCCTGGCTCTTCCCGCTGCCAATGGGTCCGGAGAAGCCCTTGAATCGGGCCTTCGAGTCGTGAAACTTCTGTTGCGACGGCAGCGGGCGATACGCTATCCCCCGAGTTATTCCTGCGAGTCTGGCGTCACTGACGGTTCGACCCAT